GCCTGCAGTACAGGTATGTACTGGAATCGCTCGGAAACATGAGCGTATCTCACCACTTCAAGAAGAAGTTGTGGTTGATGGTGCACAAGCACCGTCTGGGTGTGGTCCGTCAGTGGTTCCACACCGTCGAAGGGTTGATCTTGCCCTTCCTAATACTCGGGGAGAATCGGATCCCCGTGATCGACAGGCTGATTAAGTTCGGCCTGGAAAACTGCGCGAACAACTACGCGCAATTCATCTCCCGTGTTAAAACATGGAGGAAAAGGTACCGTAAATGGTACTTCACCAGGGACGACGGAAACGTCATCCCGTACGAGAGGGACCTTAGTCCCCTCGTGATACTCACACGGAATTACGTGGAGTTGTGGGACTGCACAGAGGTTGTGCGATCCCAGAGAGTGGCAATTCTTTGCCAGACGCGCGCTGCGGGTTTAGCCGACGGCGCGATGGTCCGCAATTCTGCGGAAAAGTTCAAGGAGATCGTACAGACTCCTTGCTTCGATCCACCAGGGGTGGATTGGTCACTCATGCAAAAGTGCGTGGGTGAAGTCGCAAGAGGTTGCGACCCATCCGCAGCGAAATTGTCGTGCGGACCATCATCGTGCATTGGAAGTACGAGAGAGGAAGGCGGTCAAACCGAATTCCTACGCCTCCTGTGCTCTTCAGGAGAAGACGTGAACGAGTACGATCTCGTCACGCTAGAAAGGACGGGCAAGACCGTCCCAATCGGGACACCCATGGGTGTCCTGTGCTGGGCAATCACAATGTTGCTCACAATTCCGGAGACATGGAGCTCACGGATGCATGTCGTCGCGGAGATGGCGAAGGCACGAGTAGTGACGGTAAGCCACTACGCCATTGCGGTGGTACTTGGTGTACTAGCGCACATTTGGTCCCCCGGTTGCAAAGGGGTACCGGAGCTGAGATCAGGGTTCTCAGCAAGTCGCCAGTTATGGAATTTGCTGGCAAACGCACTGGATAATGAAAACCCGGTGTGGCAATACCTGAGGCCATTCGGCTCAAGACAGGTGTTAGGCCTCTCGACCGATCTCGAGACGGCAACGGACTATGGCAACACCATAGTCGGAAGGAGGATACTTAACCTCCTACTAGAGGAGTCGGAAAAGCGATTCCCGAACTTCCCCAGCGGCCTAGCGCGACTGGGGATCGAGGTCTTCTGCGGACCGCGGAAGATAGCTGTCGTTGGCGGAACAGTCATACGGCAGAGGTCATGGCTCATGGGAGATTACATGACAAAAATAGTCCTGTCTTTATGCGGACTATACGCACTACGCAAATCGGAGTGTGCTTTCGGTGTCGTCAACGGTGACGACATCGTGGCGTTGGATCACAAGGTCTCGACGCTTGAGCGCGTTTTAATCGCGTTGAGGTCTTTAGATTTGAAGATCTCGGAGGATGATACTTATATCTCCAAAACTCACATATTCTACTGTGAGGAACTGGGCCTGATTCCACAGGCCCCGGCTGACTGCGTCCACGTCCAAATGAGACGCAGGTTAGGGTACGTCGGATACGTCGACTACCCGAGGGTGAGACTACTCATCCCGGTCTCTCCGGATACGGAGAGATTCTCCACAACACAGTTGGGGAGGACCTCCCTGCTTGGCAAGGAGGCTCGTTGGACCACGAAATTGAATCCAACACTCGTGGACGCGTACAAGGTTGCGACCATGCTTCAGAAGGTTACAACACCTTTTGATAAGGACACACTGTGTCCATTCACCCCGGAACAGATCGGGGGTGACGGGTCCTATTTCTGGGACCCTGACTTCGTCGAAAAGGTTATCGACGGATTCCACTGCCGTAACTCCCACGAGGTCCGGC